AAGACAGATGAAAGAGAAAGAAAGGAATAACAATGAAATGTGTAAGTAAGAAACAATATGAATGCATAAAATTAACAAAGGAAAATTTAAAAGAATTTTTAAGAATAGTTGAACCTTATCTTATGAGTTAAAGGAGATTGAATGTAAAATGTAGATGGATCTTTCGTTTTAAGTTAGAGAATAAATAGGTAGGAGGTGAGGCATTATGAAACCGATTATTAGTCCGTGGTTAATTTATTTTGCAGAACTAGCAGATAGCATTAACATGGCATTCTTATTTGTTACATTTATTGCATTTATTATAATGGCATTTGCATTTATTCCATATATGGATAATAAAAAAGATGAAACTCTTAAACAATGTTTGAAAAAATCGTTTATATGGTTTTGTATTAGTGTAGCAATAGTGGTTATGACACCATCAAAAGATACAGTATATACAATGGTTGTTTTAGATAATGTAACCACAGATAACATTCAAGCGATTGGTAAAACTGGTAAAGATGTAGTTGATTATATTACAGAGCAGATTGACAAAGTTGTGAATGAGGATGATGAAAAGGAGAATAATTAAATGGAAATTTGTAATTTAGAAAGAGGCAAAGGTAAAACAACATATTTAACATATAGAAGTCATATTACACAATATCCAGTTGTATGTGCAGATTATACCGGGGTAGGAGTTGTTAAAGATATTGCTACAAGAATTGGCTTAACTATTCCTGAACCAATGACAGTACAAGAGTTACTTAAAGACAGATCATTGGTTTCAAGTAAAAAGTTTTTAATTGATGAAGCACCAATGGTATTACAGAGATTGCTTGGAGTCAACATTGATACAATTACATTATCTGAAAGAGATAGATAACAGGAAATCCAAATTTCATCGGAGAAATAAATCTTGTAGATTCAATCGAATCGAATTTTCCAAATAAATTGAAATTAAATAGAGAAATAAAATATGGGTGGTTAGCAGCATACCCTTGGGATTTTGTACCCATAAACCACTGTTGACATAGAATTTATCTTATAGATTTAATTCCATGTTCCGTCCGATAGGGCGTTTATCATAAACAAATTAAAAATTAAATAAACAATTATTAAGGAGAAAAACACATGAAAGAATTAAAGAATCTAGTAACAGTAACAGGAAAACTTGTAAAAAATAATATTGAAGAGTTTAAAACAAAAAAAGGTGTAGACACAATCGGAGGAAGTCTTGTATTAAGAACTGCTGACAATAGTGAACATGAGATTAATTTCTATGCGAATAAATACAAGAAAAATGAAAAGAAAGAGTTTACAACAGAAGAAAGTTACTTCTATAAACAGTATATGGATGCAAAAAACAATCTGAAAGATATTGAACATTGCTCAGAAGGAGAATCACCAGATATTGTATCTATTACAGATGGTACATTCACAGATAACGACTTCAAGATTAATGGAAAAGTAGTATCTTCAAACAAAATCAACGCTAAATTTATTAATAAAATTGAGCCGAAAGATTATGAAAGTACAGTTCTGGAAGCTAAATTTGAAGTAGAAGGAATTGTAGAAAAGATTACAGATGAGATTGTGAAAGATGTTCCTACTGGAAATCTCGTAGTTACAATGAATGCTATTGGTCAAATGGCTGATGGATTTGGAAAAGATGCTAAATATGAAGCTGATCACCTAATTCCAATTAGAATGACTGTCGATAAATCAATGGCTACAGATTTCCGAGATGCAGGATATTATGATGGATGCTTTACTAAATTCACAGGTGTTGTAATTAATACTGTTGAAATTACAGAAGAAGTTGAGAAGGCTGCGTTTGGAACAGATATTGTTAAAAAAGTAAAGAGAAATATCAGAAGAAATGAAATTAAATCTGGTGTTGCAGTATCAACTATTTATGAGCATGATCTTACAGAAGATGTTGTAGATACTCTGAAATCTAAGAGAAAAGCAAAACTCAAAGAGATTGAAATGGGAGAATCAGCACATACAGAAACAGCAGAAGGATTTGAGAAAAATCCAACTCCTGCTCCTGCAACTACATACAATCCATTTTTACAGAAATAAATATAATTAATAAAAATAATAAATTTCCTACTCGGTTCATATTGAATTGAGTAGGAACACAAATAAATCACACATATAAGGAGAAAATTAGAATGATTCCAAATTTATTAGATCTACAACCAAACAAAGTATCTGTTGACCTTACTCAGTATTCAATGATTATCATGGGTGATACTGGTGTTGGTAAAACAATGAGCACAATGAAATTTCTGAAAGAATTAGTTCCAGATAAAGATCCATTCTTCTTAGAGTTTGAAGATAGATTCCAGAACATTCCTGGAATTACCGCAGTAAAAGTAAATAGTATGTCAGATTTTAAATCAATCATTGGACAGTTAAAAAATCCAGCATTAAAAAATAAATTCTCTTGTATTGTAATTGATACGCTTGATAAATATGAAGAATTTTGTGAGAGATATGTTCTTGAGAATAGAGATGCTGAAATCTTAAAAGATGTTGGTGGATTTGGTGAAGGTTCATTAAGATTTAAGAGTGCATTAAGAAACATTGGATTGATTCAAAGTTTAGGATATACAGTTCATTGTATTGCACAGTCTTCTCACGTAAAAGATTTTGATACAAAGAAAGAGAGTGATTCTCTTAAACTTAATAAAAACACATTTTCATATTGTAGAGAAGGTGCTTTCCTTGTTGGATATATGTATCAGAAAGATGGAGAGCGTTACGTAACATTTAAGAAAAGTGACAAATATCCAGATTTAAAAGATACATTCAATCTTCCAACTGAAATTAATATTAAAGATTTAAAAGATGTATGGGTAAAAGCAGTAGAAGATTTAGGTGGAGATTTCACAACCAAAGAAAAGACAATTGATAAAACTACTCATGTAGAAGACTTTAATGCAATTAAAAATAAAGGATTAGAGTTAGGGGCATTACTTGCACAGCATGGATATCTAAATGAAGCTACCGCAGTTTTACAGAAAAACTTAGGTCTTGATGATGATGGAAATGTAAAAATGTTTGATAGTCTAAGAGATACACAGATTGATCTTACAAAAGTAATTGTAATGGAACTTGAAGAACTTGTTTGTAAATATAACATCAAATAAATATAACTAATTAACGGGAGGGTAATCCCCTCCCAATTTGAAGTAGGTATATTATGGCTAGATCAATAAAATGTAAGCGTTGTGATAAAACATTATTACCAGAGGAAAGATATAAATACGATAATAATAGTTATTGCGTAGATTGTTACAAAAAAGTCGAAAGGGACGCTAATGAATACAAAGAACTTATGCGTTATATTTTCGATATTTTTCATTTAGATAAAGCAAATGGATTAATTCTAAAGCAAATAAAGAAATTTAAAAAAGATTATAATTATCCATATGCTGCAATGACATATACATTATGGTATTGTAAAGAAATTTTAGGTAAGTCATTTGATATAAAATACGGAATTTACATAATAGAGGATTATTACAATGAAGCCTGTGACTTTTATATACAACAAGAAAAACAAAAAGAACAAGCTGATAAAATCTCTAAATTGGATATTAAAACAAAAATTGTAAATAGAAAATCTGTAAATATGAATAAAACAAAATCATCTACATCATTGATTAATTTAGGTGATTTGATAGAGGGTGGTGATTCAAATTAATTTTAATCAACAGGTAGATAAGAAAGCTATATTTTTATTATTTGGTTGTTATTGTTTGAATCCAAGATTAGCATTGGATGAAAAATATGCAACTAATACAAATGATTATCCTGAGAATTTTCATAAAATGATATGGGGTGCAATTATTAATATTGCTAAGAAAAGAACGGCTGAAAAAATTACACCCATAGATATTGAAAATGAAATATCACAATTTGATACCGCTTTGTCTTTATGGAAAAATAATGATGGGTGGGGTTATATTGAGTCTGCGATTGATATGTCATCGGATAAAATATCAAACGTAGGTAAATATTATGACGATGTAAGAAAATATTCAATCATTAGGAATGCTACAGAATCACTTAAAATGGATACATCATTTATATATGATGAAGACGATGATGAAAAACTGGAACACTTCAACCAATTAACAAGCATAGAAGTTTTAAATGAAATAAATAATAAATTTATGGATTTTAAATCTAAATGGAAGAATGTTTTTGGTGATAACTATTCATTTAGAGCAGGTGAAGGTATTGTAGAAAGATTAAATGAACATAAGAATCAGCAAAATGTATATGGTTATCCGTTTCAATCTGGATATTTAACTACAGTATATCGAGGAATGCGACCTAAAAAATACATTTTAAGAAGTTCTGTATCTGGTGGAGGAAAATCAAGATCTTCATTAGCAGATGGATGTAATATGGTATCAGATAGAATTTATGATTGGAATAAAAAAGAATGGATTCCAACAGGTGAAAGCCAACCAGTGTTATTTATTTCAACAGAGCTTGAAAAAGAGGAAATTCAAGATATTATTTTAGCTCATGTTAGTGGCGTTGATCAGGATAGAATTGAAGAATGGAGTGATATTACGCCAGAAGAAGAATCAATTCTTGATGAATCTGCAAAATACATAGAGAATTATAATTATTATATAGAGTATATGCCAGATTTTACAATTGATTTGATTTCTGAAACTATTGAGAAATATGTTTTAAACTATGGAATAGTAGCTTGTTTCTTTGATTATATCAATGATTCACCATCGCTTTATGAATATTATTATAATAAAACACACACAAGACTTAGAACAGACCAGATTCTTTTTTTATTCAGTGCAGCATTAAAATCAGTTTGTAATAAATTTAATGTATATCTTGGTTCAGCTACACAGTTAAATGATAATTATAAAGAAGATAACAATAAAGATGCAGGCGCATTAAAAGGATCTAAAGCTATTATCGAAAAAGCTGATGGTGGTATACTTGCACTTCCTGTAACACACAAAGATTTAAAAAGATTAAAACCAATTCTTGAGTCAGATGGTTCATTCGGATCATTAATCCCCAATATGTCTTACTATATATTTAAAAATCGTGGTGGAAAATGGAAAACTATCATAATTTGGACAAAACTCAATATGGGAACTATGAGGGAAGTAGATTGTTTTGTGACGGATTACAACTACGAATTAATTACTGATATTGAGAAAACGTTGATTGATTTTAGATTAGATGATGTTGGAGATGTTGGTATTATTGAAACTGATATTGATGTGTCTGGATCAGATTTAGCAATGCAATTATCTAAGTAGGGAGGTACTTATATGACCGCCCAGGAATTAAAAAGTAAACTTACAGAAGATGATATTAAGAAACTTCTTGAATTAATGGGAGCTACTTTTTATTACGAAGATGATGATATGTGGATTACAGATACAATATGTCATCATGGAACTAAACCTAAATTATATTTTTATAAAGATTCTATGTCATTTCATTGTTATACAGAATGCGGCCAATTAGATATTATTGGCGTAGTCATGGGATATAAAGGATATGAACAAGAAGAATTTCAAAAAGCTATCAATTGGATTTCTGTAAAATTAAATCTTGACAATCATGTGTATGGATTTGGTAAACAAGAACAAATTTCCGATTGGGAGTTTATTAAAAAATATAAGAAAAATAAAAAGGTAAAACCAAAAGATAAAATATTAGTTCCTTACGATAAAAACGTTCTTAATATATTTCAGCACTTTTATTGTCAATCATGGATAGAAGAAGGAATTTCTGTAGAAACAATGAAAAAGTACAATATTCTTTATTCAACATGGCAACAAAAAATTATCATACCTCATTACGATATGAACAATAATTTAGTTGGTGTAAGATCGAGAGCATTATTACCTGATGATATTGAATTATTCGGTAAATATGCACCGTTTAAAATTGGCAATAAATTTTATAATCATTCTCTTGGATTAAATTTATTTGGTTTAAATCATAATATAAATGCAATTCAAAAAAAGAGAAAGATAATGCTTGTAGAAGCTGAAAAATCAGTATTTCAAACTGATACTATGTTTGGTGAAGATAATTTTACAGTTGCTTTATGCGGAAGTAATTTAACTGATTATCAAAAAGGAATGATTCTTATGTTAGGAGTTAGAGAAGTTATCGTTGCATTGGATAAACAATATCAAACTCTTGATTCAGACGAATGTAAAAACTGGTCACAACACATAAAAGATAAAATCATAGATAAATTAAGTCCATTTGTTTCTGTATCTGTACTATGGGATAGTACAAATTTGTTAGGTTATAAAGATTCTCCAACAGATAGAGGTAAAGAGACTTTGTTGAAACTTATGGAGAATAAAATATATGTAGGAACAAATCAATAATTAAGGTGGTGCAGAGTGAGTTTTAAATATGATGTACTTGGACATGTGAGGTTTGGATATGAATTAAATGATATTTTAACATTAAAAGGTATTGAAGATATTGATTCATTTTTACATCCAACCATTAAACATGTTGAAAGTGAAAAATTATTTGACAATATAGAAAAAGCAAGAGATATATATGTGCATCACGTATCGCAGAATCATATAATTGATTTACTTGTTGACTGTGATGTGGATGGATATACATCTGGTGCAAATATATATCAATATACCAAAAGAATAAATCCATCAATAGAAATTAGATGTTTTATTCACAGTGGGAAAGTGCATGGATTATCTGAATTTATAGATTCTATGTGTTCAGATAATTCAGATTTAGTTATTGTTCCTGATGCTGGTAGCGGTGATTGGAATGAATGTAAGCGATTAATTAACTCTGGTAAAGATGTGATTATTTTGGATCATCATGCGATTGACACATCTGGAAATCCTGCAATTGTAATTAATAATCAATCATCAAAAAATATTACAGATAAAGCTATGACAGGAGTTGGAATTACATACAAATTTACAAAATTATTAGACAAATATTATAAAGTAAATTATGCTGATGATTATTTAGATTTAGTGGCTCTTGGTATGATTGGTGATAGAGCTGATGTTTTAAATCTTCAAACACGATATTTAATATTAAAAGGTCTTGAAGAGATTAGAAATCATACTAATAAAAATAAGTTGATTAGTACATTTGTAGAAGCTCAAATGTATTCAATGAATAATAAAGTTACGATCAATGGTATGGGTTTCTATGTATGTCCATTAATCAATTCAATGATTAGACTTGGAGATTATCAAGATAAATGTTATATGTTTGAAGCGTTATGTAATTCTGATAAATTTCTTGATAGAAAAGTTAGAGGTCAAGGAATTGTAAATATGCCGATTCAAGATTATGTGTTAAAAGCGTGTCAATCAAGCAACCGTAAACAGAAAAAACAAACAGAAGAAAGTGCTGCAATATTATCGGAAGAAATATCAAAATACAATCTTGATAAATTTCCAATTCTAGTATGTAACGCAAAAGATGATGTTGACGGTAATTCCACTGGTTTAATTGCTAATAGACTTGCTGACCAATATCAACGTCCATGTTTATTAATGAGAAGAAAAGGTGATATATGTAGAGGGAGTGGAAGAGGAAGCGACAAATGCGAAATACTAGATTTTAATGAATGGTGTAAAAATACAGGTTTATTTAATAAAGTAGAAGGTCATTCAGGAGCATTTGGTTGTGAAATAAGTGTTGATAATACAAATAAATTATTTGAATTATTATCAACTATGAAGAGTATTAATGAACCTACATATCATGTCTATAATGTCTATGAATCAAATCAAATTCATGATCAGATTATCAAAAATGTAGCGAAATACGATTACATTTGGGGTAGCACGATTAGCGAGCCGATATTTCTTATCAAAAATATTCCATGTAATAAATACAATTTGTATCTATTGGGTTCTAAACAAAATAGAATCGAATTTACATATCACAACATTAAGTTCATAAAACAAACCAAAGGAAGTTCTTTAGCGGCACAATATAAAGAAATTATAGATATTGGAGATAATGTTGAATTTGATATTGTTGGTAGATTTTCAATTGATTATAAAACAAAATCGGCACAAGTTTTAATTGATGATTGGATGTTTTATAAGAGTGATAAAATTTCTGGATTTGCATTTGGATAAGGACGGTGATTGATATAATAGACAAAAGTAAAATTCATGGTTATGATTTCGAGGTATACAGTAAGATCAATTGGTTTTGCGTTACATTTATAAATTATGAAGATAGAAATAAAGAAGTAGTTATAGTAAATGACAGAGCAAAATTAATAGAATTTTACAATGAATATAAAGATGATATTTTTATTTCTTACAATGGACGACAATATGATACAGGAATTTTTAAAGGAATCTTGGATGGAATGAATGTCGGATATGTAAATGATAAACTTATCAAAGAAGGTAAAAAACCTTTTCAAGTTGTAAAAAATGCAAAGAAATATCCATTAAATGATTATGATACCATTTTAAAAGATAAATCATTGAAGCAGTTAGAAGCATTTATGGGAGATGATATTAGAGAAACAGAAGTAGACTTTAATATTGATAGACCTCTCACGCAAGAAGAAATAGAACAAACACTCTATTATAATCATCATGATGTAATAGAGGTATTAAGAGTTCTTGATTATTGTTGGGATGATTTTGAAGGTCAATTGGATATCATTGAATTATATGGACTTGATATGTCATATTTCACTAAAACAAAGGTTCAATTGGCAGTTTCCCCTAAAATTCTTAATGCTGTAGATCAACATACTCTCGATGATGAATTTGATATTCGTCTTCCAGATACGATTCAATTATCAGATAAATACAGATTTATTCCAGAATGGTATATGAATCCTAAAAATTGGAGGTATAAAGAACATCTTCGGTCAGAAGATAACCAACATAATAATCAGTTATGTTGTACAGTCGCAGGTATTCCCCATGTATTTGCATGGGGAGGATGTCATGGGGCTGATGACAAAGAAGCTGTATTTGAAGGAATTATTCTACATGCTGACGTAGCTTCAATGTACCCTACAACAGATATTGAATATGGTTTGTTGAGTAGAAAATTTAAAAATCCTGATGACTTCAAGCAAATGAGAGATTTTAGATTAAAGTTAAAATCAGAAAAGAATCCAAAAAATAAAGCTCTTAAACCTATGATTAATGGTGTGTATGGAGCAGGAAAAGATAGAAACAATCCATCATATGATCCACTAATGGCAAATCTTACTTGTATTTTTGGACAAATGTTCATTCTTGATTTGATTGACAAACTTGAACCATATTGTAGATTATTACAAACTAATACTGATGGTATTTTTGTTCTTTGTGAAAATGAAGAAATGAAAAACAAAGTGATTGAGATAACAAATCAAGTGGGTAAAAGACTTAAAATGGAGTTTGAGATAGATGAATATACAAAACTCATTCAAAAAGATGTAAATAACTACATTGCAGTTAAGAAAAATGGGGAATTGGAATGTAAAGGTGCTATGGTTAAATTCAATAAACCAATTGATAATGATTTGCCAATTTTGAATGATGCTGTTAGAAATTATCTAGCATATGATATTCCAGTTGAGCAAACTATCAACGAATGTAACGAGTACATAAAATTTCAAAAAGTTATTAAACTATCTGCGAAATACAAAGAAATATGGTATGGAAATGGAGTATCAGGAAAAGATAACAAAATTACATCCATAAATGGAGAACTTTTAAAAGGTAAAGTACATAGAGTATTTGCTAGTAAACGACAATCAGATGGATCTATTTACAAACTGAAAATTGAAAAAGGTGTTAAATCTTATGAACAGTTTGCAAATACACCTACTCATTTGTTTATTGATAATGAAGATATACACGATAAATCAATTCCTGAGTATTTGGATAAAGAATATTATATCAATGAAGCAAAGAAAAGAATTGATATGTTCCTAACTAAAGATGAAGAAAAGAT